AACAATGCTGACAGCCAGGTATATCAAGTTAATAAAACACTTAAAGATCTAGGTGATAAAATTTCAGCAGATGAGAAAACAGCAATTGAAGACGCAGTTAAGGCAGTAGAAAAAGCCATCGAAGGTGATGATGTACCTGCTATCAGTGATAGTGTAGATGCACTGACTAAATCTGCAGAACCACTATTTAAAGCATATCAGGCTAGTGAAACTGCTAAACAAGCAGAAGTACAACCCGGTGCTGAACAGAATTCAGAAAAACCCAGCGATGTAGTAGATGCTGAGTTCACTGAAGTTAAGAAGGATGCCTAAGGGGTCCTTGATTTAATCTTGCTTTATATAAGGAGAATAAGCTATGAAACAAGTATATATTAACAGTTTGGATATTCCAAGTATCCAAAGATTTGCAGTTGGATTTGATCGCATGTTTGATGAGCTCAGCCGTACAGCTGGCACATTGAATGCCAGTAACTATCCACCTTACAACATCATCAAAGAAAGTGAAACTATCTGGAAGATTGAAGTAGCAGTAGCGGGCTTTGATGAAAGTGAGTTGGATGTTGAAATCATCAACAACGAACTGGTTGTTACCGGTAATGTCAACAAAGAAAACAAAGTAGAACAACAATATCTGCATCAAGGTATTGCTGGTCGCGACTTTGAACGCACATTTGCTCTTGCAGACAATGTAGAAGTCAAAGGTGCCGCAGTTAAAAATGGTATCTTAACTGTTACTTTAGAACATATCGTTCCAGAGTCAGCTAAGCCAAAAAAGATTGCAATTACCTTTCAGAAGTAGTATAATTAATAGTGTGGGCAGTAGAAATACTGCCCTGCTATATCAAAAATAACAATGACATTCGAAAAGGAACTTATGGGCACCAAAGCAGTCACAAGAGTAAGACCTACTCCCAATCTAAACTTGACCGAACCTCCTTTGTATCGGGTTATCTATATCAATGATAATGTGACTACCATGGAATTTGTTGTTGAAACTTTAGTAACAATCTTCAATCATACTTCAGAGTCTGCAGAAGCTGTTACCTTAAAGATCCATGAAGAAGGTGCAGGCACTGCCGCGATATTACCATATGAAATGGCAGAACAAAAAGGGGTCGAAGTCACACAGCTAGCCCGCAACAATGGATTTCCATTACAGATTAAATTAGAACCAGCAGAATGATATTCAATAAAGTTCAGGAATTAAAATCACAAGGCCTACGCATAGGATTCACGGCATCGCAGTTTGACATGTTACACGCTGGGCACGTTGCTATGTTAAGTGAAGCTAAAAATCACTGTGATTATCTTATCGCTGGTCTACAGAATAATGCCAGCTGGGATCGTCCTGAAAAGAACGCACCAATACAAAGTATTGTAGAACGACAAATCCAACTGGCAGCCACACGCTATGTAGATGAGATAGTGGTCTACAATACAGAAAAAGATCTTGAAGATATATTATTAACCTTACCTATCGATGTGCGTATACTAGGTGTAGAATATCAGGATAAAGAATTTACAGGTCGAGATATCTGTAACAAACGCAACATCAAATTAATTTATAATACTCGTGATCATAGTTTTAGTTCCAGCAGTCTTCGTAAACGTGTAGCTGAAGCAGAAAGACAAAAATAATGGACATAATGTTAGACTTAGAAACACTAAGCACTCGTCCAGATGCTACTATCTTGACCTTTGGCGCTTGTAAATTTACGCCATATAAAAAGCACGATATCGTAGATGGTATCTATTTCCGTATCTCAGTAGATGAACAGATTGAGCTTGGACGCCATGTAGATGACAATACAGTAGAATGGTGGGGACGGCAAGCAGATGATGTCAGAGAAGAAGCCTTAGGTGATGATAATCGTATCAGTCTAGAACAGTTCGCACAAGAATTAAATAGATTTATAGTAGGTTGCGATAATATCTGGGCACAGGGTCCTGTGTTTGACATCGTTATCTTAGAAAACCTTTATCGCCAAATGGGTTTACCTTGCCCTTGGCAATTCTGGCAGATCCGTGATAGTCGCACCTTATTAAGCATACACGGTGATCCTAGAGATAAAAACAAAGCAGGCCTGCACAATGCCTTAGAAGATTGTGTTAGCCAAGCCCAAGCAGTTCAAACAGTGTTTGAACAGTGTGGTATTACGGAGAAACGTTAATGAATATTATATTTGGTCGTGAAAACGCAGAAAAATTACGTGAAAAATACACAGTATTAGACTTAGAAAAGCTGGTAGTGGAAGGCAAAGAAGTAGAAGTTTTCTGCTTGATTCCAGCTGAAAAAATAGCATTACCTGACCTACCACAGTTAGAAAATTGGACAAAATTACACAATGATTTCCTTAATGGATATCATACCCAACAATGGAACTATTGCCGCCAATGTATCGAGCATTTAACAGGTAAATTTGGTGGCGAAGTTGACACATTCTACGAAGAAATCCTCAAACGCATAGACAGCGCAGAAGCACAAAAGTCAGACTAATCTAGTCAACAATACACATAGTTAATTTCTAGCGGTTCCGAGTAAATAGTAATAAGGAGCCGAGAAAATGAAACTATGTATTTCATTCCTACTATTGTCAGCAGCGTTTGCGGTATCTGCACAACCCTTGCCTGATTACACATTTAAGAGCCCATCATTCAACGGTAATGGTTACAGTGCTCATATCCTCACCATTGAAAATCAAGAGCACAATCGCCGAGAAGCCATACAAAAAGAGATACAGGCCAAGTTAGAAAAAGAAGCTAACGATGCTAAAAATACCAATATTTCCAAGTTTATGAATAACTTAGAATCACGTATCTACGCTCAGATCAGTCAGAATCTAGCCACAGCTATGTTTGCAGATGGTGGCGGTAACTCAGGCACATTAAACTTTGAAGGCAACATAATCAATTGGACTAAAAGCAGTACTGAAATTACCTTAAATGTAACAGATTATGTGGGAAGTTCTACTAGTATCACTATACCGTTAGGACAATTTGTATTCCAATAATATGAAAAAATTGTTAGCTGTATTCATGTTGTTCATGCTGGTAGGTTGTGCTACAACCAGCAAGTTCAGCTCACCTGAAAAGCCAACACAGGTTAAAAACCTGATGCAGAAAGAGTTTGATACTATACCACCGCCAGCAGGTAAACCAGTGGTAGTGGCTGTATATAGTTTTGCTGACAAGACGGGACAACGTCGTCCTGCGGCAACTATCGCTAATTTGTCAACAGCAGTCACACAGGGTGCAGACGCATTCCTTATCAAAGCTCTAGGCGATGTGGGACAAGGTCGTTGGTTTACTGTGGTTGAACGTGTGGGCATTGACAGCCTAACTAAAGAGCGTCAATTGATTCGCCAGATGCGTGAAGCCTACGATGGTGCTAATGCTAAACCACTAGCACCAATGATGTTTGCTGGTGTGATCATAGAAGGTGGTATCACAGGCTATGATACCAGCACTAAAAGCGGTGGCTATGCTGCTCGTATATTAGGCATAGGCCCACAGACACAATACAGTGAAGATATAGTAACAGTAAGTTTGAGATTAATTAGTGTTAATACTGGTAAAGTTTTAGCCAGTGTTAATGTGCAGAAAACGATCTACAGCACCAGCGATAGTCTAGCAGTGCTGAAATTTATTAAAGATGGTACGCAGGCGTTTGAACTAGAAGCAGGACTCACTATAAATGAACCTGGAACGCAAGCGGTCAAGGCAGCAGTTGAAGCGGCTGTCGTTGAACTGATCAAAGAAGGTCAGGTCAAAGGTGTATGGGACTTCAAGACTGATGACATTGTTGGCGCTGGACCTAGGATAGACACTCCCTCGGCTCCTACCCCAGTAGAGATCAAACCTACTCCAGCACAGCAACCTGTGGTCAGTGATACCCCAACCGTAGTTGAAGCTAGTAAACCAGCTGACACTACAAAAGCAGTAAAACGAGTAGTAAAAAAAGAGAAGGTCTCAGATATTGAGCAACCTTCCGTAAAAGGCCCTAGGGCCAAGGAGCAGGTAAATGTACAATTACATTAAACTATGGACAGTAATGCTAGCTTTGTTTGCGACAACAGCGTTTGCAGCAGACAACAGCATCTACATCGATCAGTCGGGTGATAATAGTACGATTGATATCACACAAACGGGTGCAGGTAACGTGGTGCGTGGTATACAAGGTGTTGGGTCAAGTAATACAACTCCATCTAAGATCTCTGGTGATAACAATGCCGTTGATATTAGACAAATAGGTTCAACGAATACATTGAGCTTAGGAGTAACTGCATCGACAGCAACAGGTCGTGCATATGGTATTGACTTAACCTACTATGTAACTGGTAACAGTGGTACGGCTGTGATTAACAGCAATAACAGTGGATCAGGAACTAGTGGTAGTAACTTCATTGACGTTAGACAAACTGGTAACAGTGCCGGTCTTAACTTGAATGTATTGGGTAGTAAAAATGATTTCACAGCAGTGACCAGCGGCGGTACTAGCAATAGTATCACAGCTACGATTTCAGCTGATGAAACTGTTAACAATATTTCAATGACTGGTGGTGGTAGCAATAGTTTAACACAGACCATTACAAGTAATAAAGCTACAAATAATATTACTACGGTTGGTGCTAGCAATGGAATCGTCCTAACACAAAGTGGTACAGCAGGAACTAATGGTCATGCGTTTACGCTAGGCTTAACTGGTTCAAGCAACACATTCAATGTAACCCAAGGTGGAACAATCGATACTACTGTCAACTTATTAAGTAACGGTAGCGGTAACACTTGGAACATTACTACAGGTAACTAAGGACTACTGTGAGACGCATAATCTCAGCAGTAGTTCTTATGTTGCTGTATAGTGTTGGCTATGCAGCCATCGGTACGATTACAGAACAGGTAAACGCACCTCCAAGTATCGTGCGAAAGTCAGCGACGCTAGCTGCCAGTAAAGGCAGCGGCGTTGAGGCTGATGATAATGTTCGCACAACAGCAGGTAAGGTTGGTATTACTTTTACTGACAATACCCGTGTTCAAATAAACGAAAATTCAAAACTCGTCATTGACAGCTTTGTCTTTGATCCTAATAACAAGAAAGGTGGCAAACTAGCAATGAAAGTTGCCATGGGCACCGTGCGCTACGCAAGTGGTGCTGTAGCACATAACAATCCAGACAGTGTCAAGCTAACTACTCCAACAGCTACTATTGCTGTGCGA